TGGGACGATATGACTATTGTTGTTCAATATTGGCAATCAGCATTACCAGGACTAGGAACAGACTTTGAGAATGGACCATTAAATGATTTTGGAGTTTCGGTTGTTAGAACACCAGTAACAGTAGCTAAAGATAATGTAACTGGAGATAAAACTTATACAGATGGAACAGATGCAACAATTCAAGTTGTTTTCCAGAATGCAGATACAAAATACAATTTAGCACAATCTGGAATTGCTGAAATATTTGATGCAAAGATTTGGCTTTTACCAGATGAAACAATTAACAAGTATGATAAAATAACTTATGATGGGAGGGTGTATAGAGTAGACGAAGTAAGCACTAGACATTTTAATGGAACTACAATGTACAAAATGGCTACTTTATTCTTTATAGATTAATGGGAACTTTAAATCCATCACAATTATTTAGGATTGGAAATGCTTTGAGGAATGTTCTAGTTAAAACTTGTCCAGTAGATACTGGTTTATTGAGGAACTCAATTATAGTTACTGAAAGTCCAAAAGGATTAATAATCACTATGAATGAATATGGAAAATATGTAGAGTTCGGAAGTAACCCTTATGTGATTGTACCAAACAAAAAGAAAGCATTAAAGTTTAAATCAAAAGGAGATGTTGTTTTTTCAAAGAAAGTATACCACCCAGGGATTAGACCAACATATTTCATAAGGAATGCAATAAAATATAAACTTCCAGAAATAATTGAGGCAGAGTTGTCCAAATAACAATCTTTAAATAAACTGCACAACTAAAAATGATAAGCCAAGTGGCTAGGTAATCAAGCGATGACATTAAACCTAATTAATATAAAAACAGAAATAGTTTACTTTCTAAGAAACGCAGATATTCTAACTATAACTCAGCGAGGAGTAACTACTTATTCTGATACTGGAACATTTGCTGGAGCATTAACACATACTTTAGGAAACTCACCAACAGCAGTAAAGAATGTTCGTTCAGTAGTAGTAGGAGGAACAACTTTAACTTATGGGGAAGATTATACACTTGCTTATGCGACTGGAGTGATAACTTTCACTGTGGCACAAACAGGGGTATATACAATTTCTTATGATTCTGGAACTGGAGATTCAATTTACCCAGATTTCCCAAGAGATGATTTAGATATTAATAGTTATCCAAGAATAGCAGTAGATTTTTCAGGAATACCAAGCGATGCTTTTGGAATTGGAGGTTCTGTGTATATTTCTAGTCCAACATTTGAGATTATAATTTATGCAGACAAAACCAGAGATATTGATACTTACACCCAATCAATTAAAGATGCTATGCAAACTAATGCAAAACTATTTAATTATGCGAGATATACTAAACTTACTTTTATTGGGCCAGTTATTGAAAGTCCAGAAAGGAAAGCAGAAATAATGCACAGAAATATGGAGTATGAAATAATGTTTCAAACACACTAAAATGAAAACACTAAAACAATTAATGACAGATGTAGCCAAGGGGAAGATAACTATGGAGAAAGCTAAGGAATTATATGGAAAACCAAAGAAAGTGTCTGTGCGTGGCTCTAACAAGCAAAACACACCCATTCCTACTCATACGAGAAAGAAATCAATTAAATCAAGGGAGGTTAAACAATAATGGTACAAAATTATATATCGGGAGCAGAATCAGTTGGATTATTCGCATTTGAGGACCAAGATGGTTGGGCTTTAGCAGCGGCAAGCCATACAGAAAGTAACGAAACATATATGCCTTTTGGGCATGGGGTAGATATCTCAATTTCAAGAAGTAATAATGCAGAAAGGATTTATGGAATTGGAGCAAGAAATGCAACAGCAACAATCAATAAACAATATGGTGGAAAATTCACAATTAATGGAAGTTTATCTAATGCTTATTGGCTTTTAGGAGTTTTGGGGGCAAATTCAGATGGGGGAACTACTGGAGCATACACCCATACTTATACAGAAACAAACAATCCACCAAGTTTTACTACTAAAACTAGTTTTGAGTTGGGAACAACAGACTTTTTAGCAAGTTTAATTGGTTGTAAAGTTGAAACTTGTACAATTTCAGCATCAGTTGATGAGGCAGTTAAGTTTACTTTAGATGGAAGTTATAGATATGAAACTCTAGGAACAACTAAAATTTCAGATAATGTAGAAGTTGAGCCAGTTTTCACATTTGCACATGGAAGTATTGAAATGCCAGATGGAACAGACATTGCAGCAGTTCAAAGTTTTGAGCTAACAATTAACAATTCAAGTGAAGCAATTTATGGAATTGGTAGTAGGTTTGAAACAAGAAATGTAGCAAAGAATCGTGAGTATAACTTCAATGCAACAATAGCTTTTAAGGACCATACAACAATGTTAACTTATTTCATGGACGGAACAAACACAGCAAGTGCACCAAGCACAGGTTCTGGAACTGAAATTGCTACAATGGAACTAACATTTACAAATGATGATGGGGATATTTTGGATATCAATTTGACTGGAGTTAAGATTGATGAAGAAACTTTAAATCAGAATGTTGGAGAAGTGGTAAAGGAAGATGTAACTGGTTGGGCAAGAGGTTGTACAAATATCATTTATACGAATGATGTTCAGACAGCACCAGTAGAAGCAACAAACATTTAATTTTTTTTTATTTTTTGTTAAGTGAGAAAACACTCAAAAACAACTAAATTCCAGGAGGAAAAATGGAACAAAAGAAAATACCAGAGATAAAAATAGATAAGGACGCAAGAGTTGTAGTACCAACCAAACAAATACCTTTGATAATTAATGGAGAAACAGTAATGATAACACTTCAAAAATTACAAGCAGGTAAAAGGGTTGAACTATCAAGGAAATACTTAAATACAAAGTTAGTTGGTTCTCAATTATCTGGAACAATGGACGCAGCAGGTTTTCAAATTGGATTGCTTTGTCAGATAATAGTAAAAGCACCCTTTGAGATTACAGAGAAAATGTTGGGAAGTTTACCAGAAGAAGTAACCGATTACATATATAATGAGTATTCAGAGTGGTCTGGTGAAGAAAAAAAAAAGTAAAACAGATTAGGGAGTATTTTCATGGACAGCACGATGGAGATTACGAACTACAAGAGGATTACTTAGATTGGTTTTTCTTACACCATTTTAGTAGAGAGCCAGGATACTGGAGAACTATGTCAGTAGATAAATTGAATATAATGATTACACTGGAGAATGAAAAAGAAAAACAATACTGGGATACGTGGGTTAAAATTTATAAGGAGTTAAATAAAAGATAATGGCAGATTTTAAAGTTGAGGTACCTATCAACGCCAAAGGAGGCACAGGTAGTGGTAGCAGTGGAGGAAATGATAAGATGGTTAAGGAGTTAGAAAAGATGAATAAGAACACCAAAGACCTTAACAAAACAATGTTCATGAACATTGATGTTTTAGAGCTTGCAAGTATGCTAATTGGAGATTTGGCTAAGATGTTTCAGCCATTAATTAAGATTTTAAGTTTATTATTAATGATGTTCTTTTTACCAGTATTACCTGTTCTTAAATTTTTAGTGAAGATTCTAGCAAAGGTGGTTAGGTTTATGCCCACATTCTGGAAGATGGTAATAGATGGTTTGACAAAATTTATTATGGATATTGGTGCGGCATTTATGGGGCTTGTAGGATTATTAATAAATATAGGAGCAATATTCTTTAAAGCAGGAGTTTGGATTGGAGAAATGGCTGTAAAGATAGGTGAAGCAATAGCAAATGGGGCATTATGGATTTGGGAGAAATTAGTAGCATTTGGAGATATGATTGGAAATGGAATAACTTGGATTTGGGATACATTAGTGGGTTTTGGCGAAAGTATTGCAACATGGGCAACAAATATTTGGGCATGGTTTGTTACTGGATTTGAAAATGTAGCTAATTTTGGAAAAGATGTTTGGCAAATATTCAAAGATGGTTTAAGTAGTATAGCAGATTTGGGAGCAAGGATATGGGGTTGGATTAGCAATGCACTTGGTAACATTAGGAGCTTATTTGGTGGTGGAAAAAGCAAAAAGGTTGATGATGCAATAATTACTCCAGGTGGAAAAATAATAACTACCAATCCAAAGGATTATTTAATTGCAACAAAGAATCCAGGAAGTTTGGGGGGAGCAACAATCAATATTAATAATCCAGTAGTAAGAAATGACCAAGATATAAAAAAGATTGCAAATGAAGTTTCAAGAGTATTACAAAGGCAAATGCCAGGGAGATTTAGTTCATAATGGAAAAAATATATAAGGAATTAAAAACAATGAATAAATTTAATGATTTTAATAAAAAATTAAAATTGATTGAGTTAAAATTACTAAAGGAGATTTTAGCAGAGATTAAATCAATTAAATTTAGAATGGAGGAAAAATAAAATGGCGAGTATTGGAGGAAAAGATTTGGGAACAGTTCAAAGTGAAAGCCAAGTAAAAGCAACTGGTTTGTTTAATATGCCCTTACCACTTTCAGATTCAGATGAGGCACTTTTAATGGATATATTTGGAACGTCAAGAACAATAACAGTAACTGGAATAAAAACAGGGGCAGTTGCAGCATTAAGAACATTCGTAACAGACATTGAGGGGCTAATGAATGGAGAACAAGAAAGTCTAACATTCGTAAGTTCTTGGACAAATGTTAATAAGAATGTTTTAATACAGGATTTCACACATGATAAGGCAGCAGCAGATGAAACAAGTATTTCTTATACAATAACCTTAATAGAGGGGAGTGTGATTTAAGATGAAAATGACTAAGGTCATTATCAATTCTGTTACAGTTAGAGATACAGATGGTAGTCCAGACCCAAAGAAACTAATCAACTGGGAATATGAAAAAGATGATGAGGGAATTAGTGAAGCAGTTTTACTTTTACCAAAAAATGTTGAGGATATAGTTGACCTGGCAAATGGACAAGTAGTTGAAATCTGGGGGGGTTGGACTACAAGTACAGATAAAAGATATTTCTATGGATTTATAGATTCTATTAAACCAAGTGGCGGACTTTTGGAAGTTACGTGTAAAAATGAAATGAGTTTGTTAGTTAGAAAGAATGTGAATAAAGTTTATGATTCAACAATAGATGCTAGTGCAGGAGAAGTAAGTGAGATAGTAGAAGATTTAATTGAAACTTATGGTGGAATGACTGCAACAGTTCAAGCAAGTGGAACAGAGGACGGAAAAAGAGTGGACCAATTTAAATGTATTAATTCAGATATCTTTGAGAGAATTACCACTTTAAAAAAGGCATTAGATTGGGATTTATATTATAACGATTCAACAAGAGAAGTTCATTTTGAGCCAAATGGATTTACTGATTCTGGAATAACTTTGACAGTTGGAACAGAGATTGCTCAAATGCCTGTTTGGGAATTTGATACAAGCAATATGATTAATGATTTAAGAATAGATGGGGCAACAACTCAAACTAACTTAACAGAATCTGGAAGAATAGGAACAACTAGTGGATATGAAACAGGAAGTATTCTTTTAACAAAAACTCCAGATATTGTGGAATTATATATGGACGCAGCAACACCACCAACAACTCAAAAATTAGGTGGTTCAAAGGACGCAAGTTCAAGCCACTTTTTCTACATAGATAAAGAAAATAAAAAGCTAATGCCTAAAACTGGTACAACATTCACAACAGATGATTATGCTATAATCAATTATGTTTGGAGTGCACCAGCACCAATTCACATGGTGAATGATGTTAGTAAGACAAGTTATGGAATATATCAAAAAGCAATAGAATTATCTGATGTTAGTTCAGTAGCAGATGCAGAGAGTAGAGGAGCAAGTATTCTTTCAAAAAGGAGTGTACCTTTTATTACTGGGGTTTTACAAGTAAAAAGTGAATCTGCAAATATTCCAAATCGTGGAGAAACAATAAATATCGTTGATACAAAAACACCCCAAGTAAATGGATTGGTTTTGTCTGGAGAGTATGTGGTTAATAGCATAAAATATTCTTTTCCAAGTGGAACAGAGGAACTAGTAGTTGGAGATAAATTATGGAGGCTAATTGAGTGGCAAGCAAATACAGAAGATAGACTAAAACGATTAGAAGAACAATTTGTTAGAAATCAAGATTTATTAATTGAGTTGGTTGAATTTAAAAATCTCACAGCAGGAACATTAACAAATAGATATGTTAAAGTTCTAGAGGCAAATATTGCAGGAGAAACATTAATATGGGGAAATGCAAGTTTTGGAATATGGAATACTGGAGATTGGGGTTCAACAGCACAAACGAGTTTTATTTTAGGAAATGCACAAGCAGCAGTATTGGGAACAAGCCCATTAGGTAGTGAAATAAGTGTTGCAATAGATAAATTTGTTAGACAACAAAGTAATTTATATACTGAGAACTTTATTGATTCAGATTTTGAGGACACAGATTCAACTTGTACTTGGGACGATGATGGAAGTATAACTTTTACTTCTGGAC